ATACGAGTCGTCGTCTAGCCCCATCCATCGAGCAAATACGCTAAATAAACTCATCCGAGCCCCCTTTAAGTGACGTAAAGTTTACCCGAAGAACGCTCAGGCTGCAAACTGGCAATCCTGTAAGCCATCACCGCCGCAACGATGGGGTCGATCTTGTCTTTGCTTTTGGATTTATCGAACATCCACCGATCTTGGCGATCTTTGCATATCATCGCGTTATTCGCGCACCATCGAAGCAACTTAGATTCCAGGAACACCAGCCGCCCATCCTTCATTAACTGAATGAAGTCGCGGATAGCTTCGTTAAAGTTGGCTTGGTTCTGGGCCATCCTGGCCGCCGTCGCTCCAGCCTTGCCTATTTTTTCGCCGAGTTGCTGCCCGTTGTAGGGGTCATAGGCTACTTGCTCGATGCCGTATAGTTCGATTTCTTCAATCAGCGATTCGGTTAAATCCTCGATCGGATAGGTACACTTGAAAAGCTCTTCCGTGTGGACAAACTCAGAGAACGGCATGGCCGTCAAATCCCGCTTTGAGTCTGCCGCGATAAACGCCCGCGTCTTAATTTCGTACCGAAAAACCGTCTTGCCTTTGGCGTCGGTATCAATCGGGAATCGAGCACAAAGAGCATACGCCGCTAAGTCGTCACGTGCTCCAAGGTCGACCCCTGAGCCGAAAGCGTCGGCCTCGTTCCAATCGCTGTGAGCCCCGACGCAATTATCGAAGTCATTTAGGTCGAAGGCTTTTTCGGTCGATGATACTAGGGTATTTCCGTGAAACCGCTTGAATCGATTGATGCCGATCGCGGTTGCCTTGGATTCGTTCCATCGCTCCCGAAGGTAATCAGCCTTTACCGAAACGCCGAGATTAGGATTGCTCTTTTTCCAGTTCGCCTCATCGCCCGGGTCGTCTTTATCGTCTAGCTCGTAGATTAGAGCGAATAGCGTGTTGTCGCTGTGGATGCCAGAAACAACATTGACAGCGTAGTTGTATTCCTCTAGCCATAGGTGCGAGTCGTCGGCCCCTGCCGTTGTGATAATCAAGTGCAATGGCTGCGAGCGACTAGCCGAGCCTGTTACCATCGTATCGTAGAATTTGCGATGGTACGCTCCCCATGCGTGCAACTCATCCATTACCACAACATGCGGGTTCAATCCGTCAAAAGGCTTTTCGCTCGATACTTTGCGGATAAAAGACTGGTTGTGCTTGAAGGTAATCGTTTCGTTTTTTATGTCCGTGTACTTTAGTAGCGGTTGGGACTGGCTTACCATCCTTTCGCACTCGGAATAAACGACGTCGGCCTGTTCTTTCTTGGTTGCCGTCAATAGGATCTGCCCCACCGCTTCGGGCTTGCGTGTCTTTGGGTCAATGTCGGCCATTCCAAGGAAGTGACAAAGCCCCGCGATGAGCGTTGATTTCCCATTCTTCCGGCCCATCGACCAATAAGCTTTTCGGAATCGCCTTGAGCCGTCCTCATCGCGTTTCCAACCGAAGATATTCCATAGCCCGAATAGCTGCCAATCTTCGAGGATTAAGGGCTTGCCAGCGAATTCACCAACGGAGTGACGCAGGACGAGGGGGAAGAACTCGCAGACGCTAGCCGCCTTGGCCGCATCGAAATAGTACGGAAAGTCCGGCGTAGATTGCCGCTGCATATCGAGCCGAAAGCGTAGTACCGCATCCTTAACGCGATTGCACGAAGGTATCGAGCCATCCTCGATAGCTTGGCAATAATCCTCGACCCGTAGCGAAATCCCGCTTGCTATCAACCTGGAGCCCTCTTTAGCCACTCGGCGAATTCGTCCTCTTCTGGTGGAAGTGTCGCAACCATTCGAGCCCTAGCCGATGGAGTCAATCCAAGTTCCGGCAAGAGCCGATTCATTTCCTCCCGGTACTTATGCAGCTCGACCGAAAAAGGATTTCGCTTAGCGTCGATCCCGTCATCGGTTTTTTGAACTAAGACAATCCCAGTTTTCAAAACCGCCTTTCGTGCCAACATCCAACCGCCATAGGCTGTGCAGTAGGCAATCATAATCTCCCGAAGGTCGCTTGAGCAAATCCCGTTTCGCTTCATGTCCTCAAGTAGCTGACCCCATTTGAACTTTTCGTCCTCGCTGAAATAGTCCGGCATTTCAGGTTCTTCACCGTCAGCTTTTGGGGCCGCTTTGTTTTCCCGCTGCGGGTTCTTGATGTAGCTACCGCTTAGCTTGAGGATTTCTGGAGCCGTTTTCTTGCGTCCTTTGGTCATTGGCTGGCCTCCGCTTCAAAAGCGTTACGGTCGGAATCGCACCGCCCCTTCTCGGCTGGATTGCCGAGCGTGCCGCTGTCAGCACTTGTAACGCGTTTAGGGTATGGCTTCGCTAGTGATTGTATCTGTTTTCGCATCGCATCGTCTAGGGGCATTAAGTAGCGATGTTTGATTGCCGCAACAACCCTTTCCGCTTTTTTGTCTACGTGCTCCCTAAGCCACGGAATAGATTGCCCGCCCACTCCGTACCGACTGTGCAGCGTTTTTGGATGTTCGATTTTTCCGTTCACGAGATACCCGTGAGTTGAAACCGGCCCATCATAAATCCAATTGGTGGCTTGGTATATTCCGCCGTGATGCCCTTGCGAAGAGTCAGCAAAAGAAATTACTACGCGAATTCCTGGGCATTGCTTTTTCAAAAATCTTAGGGCGATAGACAAAATGCGCGACGTAGAAATTGAATGTTTGCATAATGCGACTCTCGTTAACTCGCAAACGCTTGTAATTGGCAAGCAGAACCTTTTTCCGTATTCGGGGGTTGCGCCTTGACCAAACAAAACCACACCAACAAATTTTCCATTTTCCCACGCTCCGACTTTTAGCCGCTTGAAAGAAGGCAGGCATCCGCTGTAGTGCCATTTTTCACAAGCGTACTTTGCCGCCTCATGCGTCGCCCAGTCTATCCTCAGATCATTTTTGTTCACGGCGATCAAACTCCATTTTGCATCTAGGGCAAGTCGCCATCTTTGCATCAAGCTGATCCAACTGCCCCTGGTCGTCTTCGCTCCCTGGCTCAAAACAGGGGGCCATTGCCGCGATCTCTTCTGCCGTAAACCCGATAGACTGCAAAAGCTCTTTCGATTCGCTTTCAATTTCTTCTATCGAATAAATTAATTGAGCCATGTCCCAATCCGCAAGCTCCGCTGTTCTGTTGTCTGCGATGGAATACGCGATCATTTCCGAACCCGTCAATTCGCTTACGCAACAGGATAACTCTTTCCATCCTAGCCTTTTTGCCGCCCTGAAAGTTCCGTTTCCCGCCCTAATTACATTGCTTCTATCAACGACGATCGGCTTTTGCTGGCCGAACGCCTGTAGGCTTTTCATAATCGCCAGGATATTCTTTTCGTTGTGCAACCTGACGTTAGCCGGATCTTCCGATAACTCAGACAACTTGATTTTGACTGGGCTTAGTCCGCTCATGCTGCCGCCTCAAACTCAAATCCGCACCCTGGGCAATTACACTTGACGGTTCGATCTGGTTTTTCGTCTTGGTCTGGCATGGCTGGTTCCGGCTCTCCGTTGTACTTCTCTAGTATTCTTTCAGTCTCCTCGGCCGAGAAGCCCGCCGCATTTGCTAGTTCCTCGTCGTCGGCCAGCAAGCCGCTTAATTGAGCTGCTAGGATGTCCAAATCCCACTCGGCTAGTTCTGCTGTCCGGTTGTCGGCGATAGCGTAGGCGATAGCGTCAGAGCCCTTTAGCGAGGTCTTGACGCATTCGATCGAATCCCAGCCTAGCCGCTTCGCTGCTTCTAGCGTCCCGTTGCCGGCCCGAACCACGTTTGAAGCGTCGATAACGATCGGTTTCTGTTGGCCGAATCTGCGAAGGGAAGCAATGATGGAATCGATGTTCTTTTCGTCGTGCTTTCGTGCGTTGGCTGGATCCTGCGACAGGTCCGCAATTTTTACCGAGACGGTTTTCACGCTAAAACTCCAATTTGGTGGAAGGTTTCGTATGCGATCACGAGCGATCGAGTAGCCTTAGTATCAAACATTCTGATACCGGGGGGTTTCATGGGTCGAACCTTAGCATCATCTGGGTTCCAGGTAGCACAACATCCCTCTTGGCTGTGTTGCATTGACGGCAAAGCAGTTGCACGTTGTTCCACAAGTGCAAGCCGCCTTTGCTCAATGGCATGATGTGATCGATCGTCCCTTCGTTAGGGTGGTTGTAGCCTTCGGGCTTGACGCATAGCGTGTTGCATTGCTTGCACCTTCTGCGATCCCTTTTCATTAGCTGGTCGATACATATTGACTGGGCAACACCAGACTTTGAACGTGTCTTGTGCCTTCTGTTTCGCTTAGATAGCTTCCTTTTGGCCTTAGCCTTCGGGGATTTGCTTTGGCATTCCTTGGAACAAAATCGTTTGTTGGCGTGAGACTCGACCCATTCTGTTTTGCCGCATGTGGTGCATGTGCAATAACCAGGGGTCTTTTGGTTAGCTGGCTTCAGTGCTTTAGCAGCTTCCTTTTCACGTCTCTTTAGCTCGGCTTGCTCTTGCCTCTGTTGCTGCTTTGCCCTGGTTTCTTGTCGCTGCAATTCCATTGGTTTATGGTTGGCCGATGCGTAGTGAATCGACTTCCATTCGCTGGCGCATTGCTCATCGCAAAAAACCCTACCGCCTTTCCTGGCTTTTCTGCCTTGCACGTCGCCCAATATCTTGGCCGATCCGCAAAAGCAACAAGGCGAAACAAGGTGAACAACCCTTGACTTCTTCCTGCCTTCCGCATTAGCTGCTGACAAAGCGAACTGGAAAGGGTTCTCTAAAAAACGCAATCGCTCAATGTTTTTAGTTTTCATGCTCTTGCCCCATGCAAAGCCTCATCGTAGCTAGCGTCTGACCATCGCTTTACGGCCATGCCTTGGGCCTCATCGCCTTCGATAGCTTCGTGACATGGCTCGCACACCGCAAGCCAATTGGACGCTTCACGCGCCAAGCTAGGGGCCTTAGCTATGCTGTGGATATGGTGCATATCTGCCGATGGTTGAGCATCGACCACGCCATAGAGCATAACGCAACGCTCGCACAATGGCCGCTCTGCCCTGAGTCGCTCCGAGGCTATCCGATGGGTCCAATCGTAGTTCGCCCTGGCTTGTGGTCGTCGCTGCGTAGACCTACCGCCATCGCACTCGCAACGGTCAGCAACAATCTTCCCGCATCGACAAAGCTTAGCCATTGCTTGCCGCCTCCTGGACTGTCAGCACGCCCATAGCAATCACGCTATTGCCGCCGCCTGTAATGTCACGCATCGACCAACGGTACTGCCCTAGCCCGCCTGTAACCGCTGTAGTAACTGGCACGGTAAAGGTCTGGCCCGATCGAGTAATCGAAGCGTTTGCAAGCGTGTATACATCGTTCCCGTCTTGGTCCTCGACCGTGAATTGAAGCGTCAGATTGGTCAGCGTGAAATCAGTGACCACGGAAACCGATCTCGATTCGTCGCGGTAGAACGTCAAGGTGGTTCCGGCCACCCTCTCAGGAGTCGATGCTGATACAGGGTAGACGTTGATTGTTTGCGTCCCTGGCAACGAGTCGCGGATGGTATCCAAAATCCCGCTCGATGGATCTGTCGGCGTGGTCCCGCTGGTAGGTACTCCAAGGATTGCCCTAATCGCCGTCCGCTCATTTGCTGTCCAATCCGTTCCACCGCCACCGCCACCGGCAGGGGCTTGCTCTAGTGCAATCGTATCGAAGCGGAATTGCCCCGCGCCATCGCTCTCGATCATGCTGTCGAGCCTGCTAAGGGCCTGAGTAGCTGCAACGGCATTGGCAATCGGCGTGTAAAGGTCGTTGGCCTGGAGTGCGTTTGGCCCTAGTTCCTCGATCCCGCCGCCGCTTGTGATACCTAGATTTGCGAAGTTGACTGGGAATGTCACGCCGCTGATTGAGCCTACCGAGCCTGTGACGTTGCCCGTAAGATTGCCTGTGATTCCAACAGTCCACGCTGTCACCAACGCCAAGCCGTCGCTTGCAAGCTTGTAGCCCTCCTTGTCGCCAACCACCTGAGCAACGGAAACCATTCGGCCATCGACTAACGCCGTCGGCAAACGGCTCTGAATATTCTGCGTGTCCGTCTCAATTGCCGTCGCTTGTGTGCTTGTTGCCAATCCGCTTTGGATTGCGTTGATTGCCGATGTCGCCAATTGGCTGTTTCCAATCGCGTTGCTTGCAAGCGTGTTGTGCGTTATGACGTTGTTCGCCGTTGCCCCGAGGTAGGAATCCATCCTGCCGCCAACCAACGCCGCTGGAAGTCTCGATTGAAGGTTCTGAGTATCGGTCTCGATGTCGGTCGCTGTCTTGATCGTAGTCCCGCTTAAATCGACCGTAGAGGTCGCATTGGTGATCTTGCTTTGATCCGTCCCCGCATGCCCTGCCGTCGCACTAGCCGAAGTCACCACGGTCTTATCCGCCGGAATACACCCTGTTTTTTTGGCAATCAGCACAAACGAAGTGTAGTTCGTTTCGGCTTGCGTCGGCGTGTACACCACAACGCCATCGGTCGAGTAAGCCACCGTCCCGCCGCCGTCAGACTCAGTACCTCCGGCAGGCAATACTCGCACTGTAACGCCGCTGGATTGCACCGCTCCATCGCTGATCTGAACGACGGGACCAATCGAAATTCTCTCTGGGCTTGCTGCGTTTCTTGGGTACATTACACACCGCCTCCAATTAGTTGTGATTGACGCCTAGCCCAATATGCTTTGAAGCCTGCCGCCGCAAATCCTTCATCGAAATCAGGCTCTGGGAATACGCCATAGCCACGCCCTAGCCTGTAAATTTCGCGTATTTCGTTAGCAGTTAATCCGGTGTTGTAAATGGTAACATCATCGATTTGGCACGCTGCAAACGCACCGAACGAACCGAATCGACCGAGATTGATTTCGCTGGATGTATACGCAGTGTCTAAAGTTCCG